CTTGCGTAGAAAAATGGGATCGTCATCTCACCACCTTGTGAAGAGGTTGCATCCAGTAGAATGTGTTGTCTCTGTGAAGCCAACATAATATCTCCATCAACATCTGGATCTTTAAAATGCCAGGGTGGAGTACCGGTCCAGCCTCCTTGTGGGTACCAGGAAGAAATTCCAAGTCCCCAAAAGAAAGCGTTACCGTTAACCACAACTTTTATCTTCAAATCACCGCGAAAATTGCGAAAGTGATTCAATCGATTACTAATTGCAGGATTTCCACTCCAAAACAAATAAGGATCGAAACTGTCATTCAAATTTTGATTCAATTGCCAGCTGATAGTTCGTATTTTAACAGGTCTCTTGAAGAAATCTGCATGACTGATATCTGAATCATCAGCACTGCTTCTGGAAGGATCCATAGGACCTCCAAACAATGCTTCATAACCAGGCGACTGATCGTGCCATGTGATTGCAGTATTATCAGTGCGCGATTCAACAACGCGCATACCAAACGTACCAGCTTGGGATTCCAACGGGGCATCCGCCCCTACCAAATTTTGACTGATTGGTTCAGTACAAAGGTCCTGTTTTGACTTTGAGTCAGGACTTGAACTCTCTATTATATCTCTAGTGGAAATCTATAAGATGCTGCAGGTTTCCAGCCATACAGCAAATCTAGTTAAGGACAAAGGGTCCAGACATGTAAATATACAAATATAAAATATGTAATCTAAAAGACGGGATTGTTGGTGACATGATCATAAAACACCATACCTCCCGTAAAAACGCAGTGCATGTACAGAAACAACAAAAACTGGGTAAAAAGCCACTTAAAGCCTCCCAGCATGAAGATCTGTAACAAAAACACTTGCTGCGTAAAAGACAACCTTTGAATAGAAATCTTAATACGACCTTTGGCAAACAAGTAATGAAAATATACTTGTGGAAACAAGCCAAGGATTTTGAATGTGAGTGGCCACTCCCAAGATAAATATCCAGTGGAGTCGTTGCAATGGGCGTAAATAGTGTCTGCAATCGGAACCATCTCTTCACCGCAAAAAGCTTCTGCGGCAGAGGTGATATCTATGCAAG